ACCGGGTCGTACTCCTTGTGGAAGAACCCTTCGTCAGACACTGGCCGTGTCCTCGATCCCGAGCTGAGCGAAAGCGTCGTCAAGTGCAGCGTCCACCTCGTCGAAGGCGTCGTTCATGACTTGAGCGTCGGTGTCCGCAGCGGGAGTAGTCGCGTCGGGTCCCGGATTCGCAGCGCTTTCTCCGGCAGGCGGCAGCGGCATGTTGCTGTTCCGCAGCTCGTCGGCCTTCGGGTCCTTGGACGGGCGCATACCAATCGCCTGTCGAATCTCGTTCGACGAAGTGATCTCGTTGCGCGCGAACTTGTCGGCGATCTCGGCCATCTGAGAGATCGGAACGAACTTGAACGGGTCGCGGTAGTAACGAACAGCCTGACCCTGAGTCCTCGCGGTCTTCGTGAGGAACTTTCGGGTCAGCTCCTCGATGATCGCGTCGAGGATCGGGTTGATCGTTCGGTCGTGGTAGTTCAGCATTGCCGATTCGTCGGCTGTGCCGTTCATGACCTCTTCGGTGAGACCCAATTCCGTGTACAACTTCTTGGTCAGGAACTCGACCTGACCCATGAGGTTGTTCTCGGCCGGACGGTTGAGCTGAGTGATCTTCTCGGTACCGTCCGTGTAGGCGATTCCGTACTTGCTACCGCGAAGCTGGAACTCAAGCTCCTCGCGTCGCTTTGCGGCCTGCTCTCGCTTCGTATCCGTCTTCACTACGTAGGGAAGCTGAATGATGAGATCGAGCTTGCCGGATGCCGACTGCTCATCGATCGCGTCGAGTATCGACAGCTTTCGAATAAGCCGCTGAAGCGTGGAGTTCGGCTCGTTCATGACGTCGAAGAGCGGGTTCTCGATGATCGCCACTACGCGTTTCTCGAGAATGACGTCCTGTCGCTTGCCGGTATCCTCATTGTAAAGACTGATCTTTACGTGTTTGGGATACCAAGCTACGATATTTCCGACTCGAAGAGAAAGAATGTCGTAGCTGCCGGAGAACTGCGGACTCAGCGTCGTCTGAACGGCGACAACCGCAGCCACGCCCTGCGAGATGATCGTTGAGAAGAGATCTCGACGAAATGCCCGCCCAGCTTGATCGAGGTTCGGCTCGAGAGTGAGACAGTTGTTCAGTCCACTCGGTATGACACTGAGGAAACGCTCGTCTTCGTCGAGACGCACATGCCTGATCAATGCCCCAGAACCATCGATGGCGATTCGGGTGTAGATCGACGCAACCGTCGTTCTCTCGTTCGCGATAGCCATTCGGCCGCGGTCTGGACGACTCGAAGAGACACCCATGCTCGGGCCTGGACCGAAGGGGTTTGATGCATCAAGCGGCTTCGTGTCGAAAAACGCATTCCAAGCGTGGCTTAGCTGTGTGCCAAAGCCCATGATTCACCTCCCTTCGTAGTTGTCTTTGGTCATTCGAACATCTCCTTGTTCGCCTTCCATGCGACGTAGGCGTCCATGAGGGCTGCCACGTTGTCGATCTTCTCTTCCTGTCGCTTCTTCAGCAACTTGCGGTTCCCATTCGTGTCCTCGATGGTGATGGCGTTACCCATGGTGAACGACATCAGCTCTTGGTCGAATATGAGCATCCGCTCTTCGCTGAGAATTTTCAGCTCACCGAGAGGAACCGACTCGGTGCGTGCGCCCTGAATGACCTTCTCGATACCAAAGGAGCCGTTCTCGGCTTCCCACCGACTGACGAATTCCTTGGCGTTGTACGGGTCGAATCCGAAGGCTCGAACGTCGTACTCTTCCTCTTCGATGTGCTTCTCGAGGTCTTCGTAGACCTCCATCATGTCGAGGATCGTGCCCTCGAGGACGTGAAGACTGCGTTCGTTGAGGAACTCTTCGTACTTCTGACGGAGAGCGCCAGGAAGCTTCATCAGAGTGAGATTGGAGATGTAGCTCCGAGTCTTGATTCCGAACTTCCCATTTGGCAAAGGGAAAAGAAAGGTGAAAGCACAGAAGTCGTCCCCTTGAGAGAGGTCGGCTCCAAGTGCACATGGCATCCGCCAGAACTTACGGTGACGATGTGGGATCGTCTCTTCGTAAGTGAAGAAGTACGTGTAACCTTCCTTGGGAATGCCGAATCGCTTGGCGAGGATATCGTTCGCGGAGGCCGGAGCCTTCTCTGCACGCTCCACATCAAGCTGGTAGACCTCGTATGAGACGGTCTTGCCGAGGTTTGGGTTTGCCTTAAGCCACATAGCTGGGTCATTGACCTCGTCGACGTGGTCGAGCTTGTAGTGCCAGATGGAAACGTGCGGAGCGATGTACTCGCCCTTGAGAATGGACATCAGTTCGAGCTTCGTCGTGTCACCAGCACCGTTTCGAACGGTTCCCTCAGAGCTGATAGCCAAGATCAGGTAGTCGTCGTGCTTCGTCGCACCCTGCTCGATAGCGCCGATGACGTCCTCGCGAATATCGCCAGACAACCACTCGTCAACCGTCGAGACTCGAGGACGAAGGCCCTGGAGTTTGTCGATTGACATTGGTCGGACCTCGAGATACGAGCCCGTGAGGAAGTTCTCGATACCGCGCTTGGTCGATGCCAGTTGTGGCCGATTGAACTTCGCTCCGGTGGTGTTCTGCAAGGAACCATGCGTCAGGAACTTGAAGAAAGGGCCACGAGAACGAGTGACCGCGGTGCGAAGTGGCGACATGACCTCGTCAGCCTGCTTCATCGTCGGAGCCGTGGTGATCTGGTGGGTCGTCGAGAAGTCGATGGCGATGAAATATGCCTGAAGGCACGCCGCGTACATCGACTTCGCCGAACCGCGAGCGACGATCAGGTACTGCTTCATCGTCAGACGCTTCTTGATGACTCGAGTCTCGTAATGACCTTCGCCACCATTGGGATTCGGGACGTAGACCGGCCGTTCAACGAACTCGTACCACCCGAAGATCTGCTCAGCCCAGAGCTTGAACGAATCGAGAAGGTATAGCTTCTCACCATCCGTCAAAGTCAGCTCAGCCTCACAGAAAAGGATGAAGCCGTCGATTGCTTTGTCGTCGTAGTAGTAACGGGGGTCAGCGATGAGCGCATCGATACGGTTCATCTCCATTGAGACTTCCTGACAGACAGGAATTTCGCCTCGAAGAACTGCATCACGGAACCGTCCGTAGTAAGTCGGGACCGCCCGATTCGATAGTGTCATCGCTAACCTCCTTTCTACTTCTTGGCGTGCTTGCCCTTGTATCCGCTGCTGCGGATGTTCATCACCGTGCCGACAACAGGGCCCTGCTTGCCACGAAGCAGCGCCTGACCCTCGTCAGAGATCAGCTTCAGAGCGAACTTCTTGCCCTTGTCGAGGCGAGTTGGCTGTTCGATGGCGAGCTTGTTGTAGTTGGCCTCGAGGTTCATGCGCTCGACGAGTCGCTTGAGCTCGGGAGTCGACAGCGCGTCGGTGCTGCTTGCTCGAGCCTTCTGTCGAGCTGCCGCCCGCTCGATGGCATCGGGGTGTGGGGGCTGACCCGCGCCACCACGAGCCTCTACACGCTTGCCGGGAGCGACCTTGACCTCGACATCAGTCGTCTTGGTGACGGTGTCGCGACGCTTGCGCTTCCCCCACCTCATGCCGGGGACGCCGTAGTGCGCCAGCTCGTCTTCGTCGTACTCACCATGCTGAGCGATGGCTTCCGCGAACGTGGTCATGCTGCCTCCTTCCTATGGAGTGCTGTTGAGTCGGGCGAGGGTCTCGTAGTAGACGTTGATCCGCCACTCGAGTTCAGCGATCTGCTTCTCCATCGCTGTGATCATGTACGAAGTTGTGGGTGGGTCGAAGACCATACGCACCTTGAGGAAGACGTAGTCCTTCACGCCTTCGAAGCCTGGGTCGGAACCCAGGAAGGCGGCCCACTCCTCGTCGGCACCAGTGATCCGAAATCCCTCGGCTGGCCCAACGCCGATTTGCATCAGCGTGGAGAGAGCGGAGTTCACGCTCAAGACGATGTCCTCGTCGAACGCGGTGTACTCCGGGGTCATACCGAGTTTCTTCTTGACACTGTTGAGAATGCTTTCAATCATGTGGTTCATCACCTCCCTGGGTTCCGATGGGGGGTGGCCC